CAGCAATGAAGTCTGGGCGATAAGTCCCTGCGGGAGTCTCAATGTCATCTCCGTCATATCTTCTCCATGCGATTCCGTATCTCATGCAGCAAGCTGCAAAACGGATTTCCCATGTTGAGTGGAATACAACGGCGGCATCATTAAGTTCCATAACGAACTTGTCCCTAATGCTCTTTTGTTCCTTGTGAGAACATTTGTTAGAGCAGTATTTCATTGCTGATCGATAGGTTTCAGGTCTAGTAAAAGATTCACCACAGCCTACACAAATAGCCGATTTAGTTCTCGGCACTTGTTTTAAACCCTTTCTCCGTCCTTCATCTGCACAGCGTTTTGAGCAGTACATCGTCTTACGTGAATAAGCGAGATAATCTTTCTCGCATACCATGCAGATGAAGGGTTCGGAGTAGGGAGTAGTTCTGTGAGCCATTTATGGTACCTGATCAGGTACTATGCTTTGACTATTTTGCCTAGGCCACGTGGATTAAGCACTATCTCACTAACGAGCTCGTCCATGACCCAACCCTTGTGGAACTTCTCTGGGGTGTGGTTCTCTTCTACGTCGAGTGAGTACATAACTGGGAAGACACCGAGGAACTCGGGGCTTGGGGTCATGTAGACAGTACCCTGAGGTACTTCGATCGAACGCTGAACCTGGAAGCCACCGAACTGAACGATACGCTCACCGGCAACAACACGGTCCTTGAAAGCCCAACCGGTCTGGTTGATGTCCCACTTGTAAAGGTCACGGTAGTCAATTGGGTTGAACAGCAAACGGCTGGCTTCCAACTGGTGAACTTCGATGAGGGCAACCAGGTCGTACATCGAGTCAGGGGTAATGTAACCCGAGAGCTCGTTAACGATGTGGTTAGGCGATACAACGTGGTTGGGGTCAACCGCATAGTTGTTGATGGCAGCTTCGAGGACCGTGATCAAACGGGCATCTTCCTGCATCATGATAGCCTGCTTGGACATGTCCTGAGCGTATTCAACGATGTTTACACGCAGGTACCAGAGGTCTTCCTTCTTAATCTGAGGGAAGGTGGCGATACGGAACAGACGGACTGGAACCTTCTTGCCTTCGAACGGAGTGACACGAACTTCACCCTCGTTACCAGACAAGATGTAAGCCTGACCATACTCGTCAAGTACGTCGTACATGACAGGTACACCAGGGGTTAATGGGTCTTCCAGGAGAACGTTACGGGTCATACCTTGGTAACGAAGCTTCAGCTGGATAGGACCAATCATACCCTGACCCAGACGGACCATGTAGTTGTCCTTGTCGGCCAGAATACCGGCCAGACGACGCTGCTTCTCTTCACGTGTGGCAATCTTACGACCAGCCGACTTCTCGAGACGGTCTTGCGCCTCTAAGATATTGGCGACATAGTCGTCCGACTTTTTGGCCGTACGCGGAGCGAGGTGCTCGGCAACTGCGCCATTGGGAAGGATAGTACTCATTATTATATTTCCTTTCAAATACCTTAGGCTGTAGCGCCGAATGGGATGAGACGAACAACAACCTGTGTGGGGCTGATAACGTCGATAAGCTCAGCAACCGGGGTGGCGCTAAGAGTATTGGCGGAACCAGAAACCGAAGTGATCTGACCGTTAGCGTTGGTGTACAAGATTGTACGAGCGCCAGTGGTGCTGATCGAGTAACTCTGAGTGGTGTCAAAGGCAGGAGCAGTCAGGGTGAAGAAGGCGTTGCCTCCACCAATCCAGACAGCCCATGTGTTGACGCCAACCTGAGTAACATCATCGATGTTAGGGTTGCGGTCGAGAGCCGAAAGACCGAAGGGCTTGGCACCAGTAACCGTAGCGACTGTACCCGCATTAGCAACAGTATCTGGACCGGTACGGTACATGACCATACCCGAGTAGATGTTTGTCGTGTCATTGGGGTCAAGGAACGTGTTGTATGGTGTAGCCTCGTACTTTTCGTACAGTGGGGTGCACGTACGGTGAACCCCAACGTTGGCTACGCTATTGAGTTGCAGCATTTTTCTTTCTCCTTAGTAGGGGATTTGGTTAAAGTGTCATCAGAAAATCGTCAGACATGATGTCCTGGCGAGTCGCTGTTGAGGCCGTTGTCATACGACCCATTTCTGGCATACGGTTATTACCGCTTGCCACTTTCTGGCTCCGAGGTTGACGTGCCCCAGACTCTTCGAGCATCTCTAAGCTAGCTTTGAAACCAGCAAGCTTCGCATCAGACATTTGCTCAAACTTTGCAATGTGCTTGGCACGGTCATCGTGTTGGACCATGCCCAACTTCTCAAGGCGCTCAACGATTTGAAGACTCTCAAAGATCTTCTCGCGAGCAGCCTGTGTTACAGCAGCGGCCTTTTGGTAAGGCACAAAGGCAGGATTAGTACCATCGTATGGGAATGGGTTGCGGTCGTGATCTACTTGTGGAGTAAGACCAGTCTCAGCACCATCGTTATAGAAGGGTACGTAACCAGCGTCCTC